GGGAAATCCTTCTTACATTATGGTATCTTCTCCTATGGTGGGTTCTCGCCGGAATCGGCGCCACCTAACCTTCTGAAAGTGTCAAGATGACAACAAATATCGTTCTGAAGAACGCAGCAGGAACCGACGTCACTTTCCAAGTGGTCCGTCAGCCCAGTGGCAGCCAGTCTGCGATCTTGTACGAGGTGAATAACACCGTCGGCATGAATCGCACCGGATTGGCTAAGATTGAGCTGTCGGCCCGCGTGGTCAATGGCAAGTCCGCACCAGTTTCATCCGTGACCGTCCCTTACGGGGCGATTGTGAATGGCAACTATGCAAAAACTGGTCAGGTTTCCGACACACGATCGGCTACGCACCCTGCAGATGCACCAACGCTTGCCAAGCTTGATTGCGCGGCTTTTGCGAAGAATGCAGCTGCGAACGCGCAAGTAATCGCACTGTTCGAAACTGGCCTGATCAGTTAACCGTCAGGTAGCACTATGCGTAAAAATGCAGCATCGCCTAAGGCGAAGTGCTTGGCTCCGGAAATCCGAGAGCTATCCGAGGTGTACTACGCGTCCCTCGACTGTCCCCGGTCGCTCACTGCCGCAATACTATTGCGTTACGATGAGTTCGATCAGGTTGCCTCCTTGAAGGCAAAACCGTCTGATTACGCGGACCCGGCTAGGTATCACTTAGCTGCTCTGGCGTCTGATTGGCTTCGAAAATTCCCCGGTCTGCCTGTAAAGGTCGATCCTAAGGAAGAGGCTAAGAAATCATGGTATCAATCTGAGTGTGAATGCGCGCGACAAAATGCTCGTGCGCTCTTCGGTCTCTGTGGTGAAATTCTCCTTTTGGTGGATGTAGCTGCTGAGTTCGTGAAGGATGTCTTGGGGCCCTGCCCTCTCGACTTAACACCTAGGTTTGGACCCGGTGCGACAGCATCTGACCTTGCCACAGCCACAACTGTGCTGGACAAGGTTTCCTCGCGTCCTACTGCAACTGTTGATGCGCAATGCTTGCTCTCCCTATGGGAGGGCACAGCATGGGAGCGATCCCACATCGATAGTTCTGGGTATAAGAAGGAGACCTACGACCCGAAGATCGTTAAAGGAAACACATTCTTTACGGTCCCCAAGACCGCGCTCGTCGAAAGAGGGTGCGGTAAGGGTGCTTCACTCAATGTTTCCTACCAGCTAGCTGCTGGACGGATCATGAGGCAGAGGTTTAAGTCTTTCCTCGCTCTGGATTTAGCACATGGTCAAGCACATCATCAGAAAATGGCCCGAACAGGGTCTATAGATGGTAGTGTTGCGACTTTGGATTCAGAGCGCGCTAGCGACACAATGGCCTATTCCGTTGTCAGGCAACTGCTTGCTAAGTCAGGGATGTGGTTCGAGCTGCTTAATACGCTGCGAGAGCCTTATACTTTGATAGATGGTAAGTGGGTACCTTTAGAGAAATTCTCGGCAATGGGAAACGGCTATACCTTTGAACTGGAGACTCTCGTGTTCCTTAGCTTGTGCTATTCCGTAGCATGGGCTCACGAGATCGGGGGCTTCCCGCCCGAGTACAGCGGGTATAGTTCCTTAGAT